AGCGTGTTCGTCACCAACGAATGTAGCTGTACCGCTTACTAGAGATTGATCATAAGTTTGATCAACGCTAGCCAAGCTACGTAGGGAAGCTAGAATTTCTTGGTCGATTTCAGCTGTAATTTCTTGTGCTAGAGCAGCCATGATTTCTGCTTCGATGTCAATACCTTGTTGGGCTTGTGCATCTTGAGCAGCTTCAAAAGTCCAGCGAGCGCTTAGTTTACGAGACTTAGCTTCAACTGGGCTCTTCAAGATTTGAATGCTCATTCTACGACCTGGTTGGCCTTCAAGCAAACTTGTTGCTGCAGCACCTGGAGTAGCGTCAGTGTTGTTACCACTGTAAGCAGAAGCAATCTTGAATGGGCTCAATGCTTCTTCACCAGCTGTAACGTTATTGCCAGAATCAGCATAACGAACACGCAAGGTGTGGATTTGACCAACTGGACCAGTCATTGGCTGAACACCAATGATTTCGTTGGCAATAACTGTCGGCATAACACGACGAATTACTGGAAGAATAACACGGTTAAGTGTAGCGATGTTACCAGCGCTTGTTGCTCCTGCTGTAGCAGACTCACTCAAGTACTTACGTGTGTTTTCTAGGCAAACTGCCATAGATGCTTTACGGGTACCAGATAGGCCTTCAAGCAGAGCGTCTTTGGTCTCTGACCATCTTTCATTTAATAGTTGTGACATTTTAATTGTCTCCTTGAATTTAAATTATTTTGATAGACCCGCTAACTTGCGGATGTCCAAAATGTTGTCTAAGCCTACCTCGGCTTTCATTTCACGATTTCCAGTTACTTCAGCACCTTCACTTAAAACTGCTTTCTTAGGAGCTGCCTTACGTGTTTGTCCTTCCATTACTGCTGGTAGGTATTTGTCGAAAGACTCTGTTAGTTTCTTAGTTGGAGTAGACTCCAATAATTCTTTCATGATCTCTCTCTTGTCAGCACTTAAAGGTGCCAACATTTCGGCCATAACAGCTTTACGCTCCATCAAATCTTTAGCAACACGAAGATCGCGTTGTGTAGATTCAACTAATTGAGCTTTTTCTGCTACAGCTTGTTTTGCTTCTGCTAGTTGAGCTTCTTTCTTTTCGATAATCTTTAACAATTTACTTGTTTCAGATTTCTCATTTAAGAAACTACCAGCAAACTCTTGAGCAAATGCTTCATAGATCTTACGACCAAAGTCATTGTTACGAGCACTGTCGATATCTTCTTTCAATTGCTTGATTTCAGTTGTCAACTTTGTAGTAACTGTACTTTCAACAACCTTAGCGGCTTGTTGAATGAAACGTTGCTTAATTTCACCGAACTTGCTTTTTGCTTCACGGACTAATTTAACTTTTGTTTCAGCTAAATCTTTCTTATCAGCAGCAAACTCGCCGATCTCTTTAGCTAGAGCGTGTACAACGAATTGCTCTAACTTGCTGAAATTCTCAGAAACTTTTTGACGGTCTCCTTGGAATTCAACTAATTCTTTTCCTAGTTGCTTGATTACAAAACCTTCTAGCTTTTTAGCATCTTCATTCATACGTTTTTGGTATGCTTGTTTTGCTTCAGCTAGGGCCTTTTTGTCTTCATGCAATTCAGACATTTCAGCGGTCAAGCGGCTGCTCAACATGTTATCGATTGCTTCAACCATAACAGCCTTATCTTGGCTGTATTTTTGAGCAAACTCTTCACGAAGTTCAGCTGTAACTTGGTCGCGTGTTTCTTGTAGTTTCTGGGCAAGGGCAGATTCGACAACTTGTTGTGTCTCTACTGTCATTACGCCTGACTCTACTAATTGTTTGAATGCGTCCAACATTTATTTCTCCTCGGGCTTATTTTAGACCTTTAATAATATTCAAGAGAGATTCTTGAAGATATTTCTGGGCCTTTGGATCTTCTTTTACTTCTTGCGCTACTCTGAACGCTCTAGCACCACCACGGGCATTCATTAAATGCTCGTAAACTGGTGTAGGATACGCTCCAGGCGCACTTGGCTGGGCAACTACGTCAACAGTGATAATTTCGAAGTCGGATACATGGCCGTTCATGTCGTTGACATTGCCACTACCACGAGAACTCACGCCAAGTTTTACACCTGCTTCGAGCATCGTACGAACTAAGTTTCCCATCGGTGTAGGTAAAATTTTCATTTTACCGTAACCATTAGGACCTTCCATCCACATTTGAGTAATCATATGGGATACACGGTCCAAATTCACTTTTAAGTCATCAGGATGATCAACTTCACCTAAAACACTATAACCATTTTGAATTTGGTCATTAAGTGTTTTAACCGCACGTTCAATTTCATCTACTGGGTAGACTCGTTGATTTGCGTTACGAATACCACCTTGAATGGCAATACCCTTTAGGTAAAGACTCTTGCCATCTTTGTCATCCGACTCCATTACGATGCCGGATTGATCAAAACTCAAGTGTTCACGTAAGTAAGCTAGTTTACTCATCCTGTTTCTCTAATTATAGTTTCTTCAAGAAAGGCTTGTCAGCGCTTACAGAAGTTTGACCAGCTTTGTCACCTGTTCCAGAACCAACTGGACCAGCGGACTTGTTGTTACCAGGATAACCTGCTCCAACTTTCTTTAAGTTTTTAACGCCAGCTTTTCCACCTGGTGTGCTATTGGTTTCCCAATCTTTACCAGTGAATTGTTCACCCTTTTCAGGAGTGATACCTTTGTTAACTTTACCTGGAGTTGTTCCAACGTTGCTTTGACCTTCTGCTTGGCCTTGACCAATGTTCTTAGCATCAGCGCCAGTTGTTGGCTTACCTTTACCAGAACTTACTGGGCTTTTACCTTCTACAGGAGCACCATCTTTATCACCAGTACCAGCACCTAAGTATTGGCCTTGTGCTTTTTGTGTGCTTCCGCCGTAGTTGTGACCAACTTTCTCAACGTACTCACGTGTAACACGACGGTTTTCCATCATGCCCATCATTTCGTCAGTTTCTTCTTCGCCGTCTTCTTCGCCTTCTTCGTCACCGAATTCAGCATCAGCGTCCATTTCGTGTTCTTCTTCACCTTGAGCGCTTTCTAATTCAGCGAAAGCAGCTTCTAGTTCAGCAATAGCGTTCTTGATGTCCATGATCGCGCTGTCTTCTTGACCTTCGTGATCGTGTTCGTCGTCTTCTGGAGCATCAAAATTGTCGCCGTCAGCGGAAATTTCTCCACCAAAGTCGTCAGTTGCGTCACCAGTTTCGTCACCGTCCATCATGTAAGAATCTTCAAGGTCCATGGATTCGTCAGCTTCTTCTTCGCGAGACTCGTCCATTTCTTCTTCGTCATCTTCTTTAGATTCGTCCATTTCTTCTTCTTTGGACTCATCCATTTCTTCGTCTTCAGCAGACTCGTCCATTTCTTCATCTTCTTCTTCGGCGATAAGGTTTTCGTAAATTGTACGTGACTTCTCAACAACGATTTCGTGGAATAGAGCGTTAGCACCTTCCATGTCTTCGTTTACAAGTAAGTCTAGTAATTGTTCAAATTTTGTAGACATGTTATTAATTTCTCCTATTAGGGTAGCGGCAAGGCTGTAGCAATATTTACACTACAGAAATATTACGTGCTGGAAATAGGCTAAAAACGAGTCGTTTTGGCCTAAAATTGACAGAGTTTACCTCTGATTTGACATTTTTTGTTAAAAATATTTAGTTTCTAACAACGGAAGTTATATAGTACGTTTACTTCCGACACAAATACTGTGAAGAACACACAATAGAATTCACTAAAGTCTCTCCATTCAGGTACACAGAATACCCAGCATTTGACAATAAATCATATATCTTTTGGGTATCTATACCCCAATGAGTCTCTAAAGAAATCACAGGATTATTAGCCTTTAATGTCTCTTGAGCACCTTCTAATACATATTCCTCGGCACCTTCTACGTCAATCTTCATAGCAGTAATGCCAGTGATACCATTAATCGAGCAGTATTGATCTACCGTGGTTGTAGGAACTTCCTCAAAATTATCAAGCCCGCTTAATTCATAGGGTAGTTCAGCACGCATAGCAGGGTTAATTGTTGAACCACCCCAACCCACTTCTATGTCTTTTCTAGATGCGCCATATATTTTTGCTGTGCCAACGCTGTTTGATACAGCAATTTTTTCAGCAACAACATTAGTACAAGTTGTAGTATTCTTGACTAGTGTACCATAGTTTAAACTAGTTGGTTCAAAAGCATAGATAGTTGTAGCTTTGACAGACATTGGCACTGTGTAAGCACCTACACTTGCGCCAATATCAAAAAATATACCAGGCAAGGCTTGGTCTATCATTTCTTGATTAGTATCCATGAGTTCCTTATTAAGCAGCAGCTTCTGGGGCAGGCGCGGCGTACATTTTACGTACCAGTCCTAATTCTTCTCGGCGTTCTTTCTCGTGAGATTCACCAGCTTTGCGAAGATCGTTAAGCATACTCAATGTTAAACGAGTTTTTCTTAAATCTTTCTGTTTTAACACGCTGGTGTCGTGCTGACTAAGATAACGATCATCCTCTTGTGGACCACTGTTTTCTTTGTCAAAATAAATGAATTCTCTTAAAATCATAGTAGTGTATTTATGCGCTTGGAGTAGCTCCAGCAGTGCCACCTACAGGACTTGTTCCTGCGCCTGCGCCTGGCTGATCCATGGGATTATCGGTTTCCCCTGTTCCTTCCATGCCTTCATCAGGAGTATTACTACCCAATGAGCCCAAATCACCGCCAATGCCGTTAGCAGTAATACCGGCATTACGAAGTTCAGCACTGGCACTTAACGCAGTGTCGCTATCAACATTTTCTTCTTTCCACATTGTTTCGTTTTCTGCCATTTCTTCAGCAGTTAGGCCTAAGAAACGTTTCATAGCAAATCGATTACTGACAAAAGGAATAGCAACCATAGCACCGAATGTGTTAACACGGGCAGTATCCATTTCAGCTTGACGATATGACGCAAAGTTTTGTGGAGGATTAAATTTAAGGTCAAAAATATTGCTGTCTACATTGATACCTTTGTTATGTAGGTACAGTTTAAATTCGCTGTCAAACGGCTCGTTTAGTAATGATTGTAGGCGTTCGCAATACTTGTTAAATCTTAATTCTTGGATGTAGGCTGTTCCAACTCGACCGTCATTGAAATTGCTTCCACCGTCGTCTGATCCGGTAGGTAGATAAGAACTAGGTATGCGTAAAGCACGAAACAACTTATTAGTAAAATATTTAAGATCATCAATTTCTCCCAAGTTCTGTCCACCTTGTAGCAAGGTAACATCACTACCACGACCCTCTGCGGTACGTGGGAAGAAGTAATCTTCGTTGATACTTAAAGGATTATAACTTGCGTCAATAACACTTTGACTACCGCCCGTATTACTAGGAATACGGCGTTGATTTACTTCATTTTTAACACGTTCAACAAAGCTCATGGCCAAGTGACTGGGCATATTACCTACGTCAATGTGGAACACACGACGTTCAGGAGCACGCTGTATACGATAGATTAAGATAGCATCTTCTAGAAGTTCTTTTTGTTTGAACACTTTAAAAATACTTTCCATTAAACTATTACCAAATGGGAAGTTGTTGTCTAACCCCTCGCTCATGCTAATATGAATTACGTGACGAGCATCGATAGCATATTGATTTTGATTTTGTGTAAAACGACTGCTATTAGCAGTAGTTGGGAATGAACCAACCATACCACGTGATCCACCAGCGCCGCCTTGGCCTGTTCCGTAACTACCGCCAAACTGACTGCCACCACCGTTTTGGTTACTAGGTTGTATAGCAGTTGTGGCTAGTGTTTCAAAATTAGGATTAAAGTCACGAATATGATACTGTTCAGGTTTCTTACCTTCACTTTCGTTAACAATAATCTTATCTACTTTGGCAGGATCTACATACATCCAACTTTGTGTTTCTGGATCACGAACAAAGAAAGCATCGCCATATTTGAACGCATTGCGTACAATTTTAAAAATACGAATAGGAAACTTGTTTAGTTTACACCACTGCTGTAAGTACTTTTTAATAATTTTAATTTCAGTACTTGTTGCTTGTTCTTTAAATTTAATTTGGAATGGGGTTCCATTCTCTTCGTTCATTTGGCTACAGAATTCAGCCAAGATATCAAAGGCCGCATTGACTTCCGAATCACTATCCATGGTGTCGTATTGACCGTAACGTTCTAAACGATTGGGATGGCCAGCATAAACGTCAGGTAAGAAACTACTATAGTTTGAACGTGAAGGGCTAGTATTACCGTTACCCATGGCACCACTTATCGGGCTGTTTTTACCTGATACGTTAACGGGTGTAAAGTATTTTTTCCAAGACAAAATCTATTCCTTTAAATTGTTAGCCCCAAAGGTCACCGCTCAATGATTTAGTGGCTTCCACATTTCTTCTGGCGTATTCTGCGGTTTCTTTACTATACTTCAAGACATCCACCATAGTGTTATTTAACTTGGATATCATGTTTGCCATATTATTCGGATCAGACTTGGCCATGTTAGCAATCAAAGCAGTCAAGTTTTCATTGGTAATAATGTCACCTTTAGCACCAATATTCAATACTTCAGGACCTTTTTCACCTACTAGGTATGTACCCGGATTAACAATACCACCACGTGCTTTGGGTTTTGGGGGCGGTGTGTTATCCCAAGAGTCTGAATTAACAGCATCTAATGGTAATGCTGCTTCTCTCTGTCGTCTCTCAGCATCACGGGCTGCTTCCTTAGCTGATCTGTCCGATTGCCCTAATTCAGCTTGAAGTCTTTTTAATTCTAATTCATCAAGATGTTTTCTTATACCAACTAGTTGTTGAGCACCAGTGTAGTTGTTTTCTGAAATCTTTTTTTGTAGTTCAGTAACTCGATCTTCTTTTTCAGTATCAGTTTCGCCCAATAATAAAGAGGCAATAACACTATTTTTTCTTAAGGCAGCAATAATAAAATCTAAAACACCTGTAAACAAATCCAATAGAGCAGGTTTGATAGTAGTTTGCCAAATGGGCTTAAACCCATCCCACATATCTTGTACCCCATCAATCAATCGATTGCTAAATCTAAACCAAAAATCTTTTCCGTTTGCCGATCCTGCCAAATATGTAAGTGTAGTGCTTAACCAATTTATCATGCTAGTAAACATGGGAATAATCACTGTGGACATTTGCCCAGCAAGGAATTCACTAAATGTTTTAAGAGCAGGCTGTACGGTTTTAAATGCTTCCAAGAATGCTGTAACTGCGACCTGCATTGCTGGGATAAAGGGGGCTATCAAATCT